GTCAATGAGACACCCCCGGCCACCGAGAACCCCCCTACCCCCACCAAGGAGGCATAAATGACATTACCTACAGCAATTAAAGCGATGAAAGGAACACTTCGACCTTGCAGAGTTAAGAAGAACGAGCCAAAACCGCAAGGCGAACTAATCGCAACGAAACCTCCTAAGAGTTTATCAAAGCGTGGTCAAGAGCTTTGGCAATATGCTCTCGAGCAAATGCCACCGCATGTAATAACCGCAGTTGATGGTGCGTTGTTTGAGCGTTGGTGCACTTTACAAGATCAATTTTTAGACATTGCAAAGGTGGTACAATCAGGTAACTTACTTGACGAGAACGGGGGAATGAGTGGAGCATTAAGAGCCGAGCTCCAATTAAATTCTAGTATAATAACAATAGAAAAAGAGTTAGGTTTTACACCTGCATCTCGTACAAAAATTAGTGCTAATATTTCAAGCGATGGTGGGTCTAATAATGTGTTCAGTGAGTTTGACTAATGATTTAACTAATTATAAATACACACGAGACGCTTTAGATTATGCCCTTAATGTTTCACGTGGAACATTGCCGGGGCGAGATTGCAACGAGCTTGAGAAATTAGCATGTAATAGATTTCTTAAATACTACAATAACCCCCCTAAAAATTACGAGTATGATCCTAAAGTAGCGGATCGTGTTTGTAAATTTGTGGAACGTTTAAAGCACGTTAAGGGCGAACTTGCAGGTCAATTCATACATTTAGAAGATTGGCAAAAGTTTATTATATGCAGTTGCTTTGGATTTGTGCATATAAAAACTAGACGTCGCATGGTCATTGAGAGCTATGTCGAAATACCACGAGGGGCTGGTAAAAGTACGTTGTGTTCAGCGTTGGCTATATACATGTTACTAGCAGACCATGAGGCAGGAGCTGACGTTTACTCATTCGCAACAACTAAAGAGCAAGCAAAGATAGTCTTTGACGATGCAAAAATCATGATTAAAAATAACTCCGATCTTATGAATTATTATAAAGTTGAAGCGTTACAGCATGCGATATTCCAACTAAGTACGAATTCTAAATTTAAAGCTCTGTCAGCTGACGCTAACGTTCTCGATGGTCTTAATATTCATTTTGCAGTTATCGATGAACTACACGCTCACAAGACGTCCGCAGTATATGACGTTGTAAAAACGGGTATTGGCAAGCGTTCGCAACCTATGATTTTTACAATTACTACAGCTGGAACTATCCTAGATGGCGTGTGTATGAATAGACATAATTATGTAAAAAAATTATTACATAATGAAATAGAAGATGTAAGTACTTTTGGTATTATTTATACTATTGATCCTGATGATGATTGGCGAAGCATTGAGAGTGCCAAGAAAGCTCAACCTAACTTTGGCGTATCAGTAAATGAACGCACTATTGCAATGCAACTAAAATCAGCTCTAAATAGTATACAAGATGAAATTAATTATAAGACTAAATATTTGAACGTATGGTGTCAAGCTGACACCGCATTCATTGATATTGAAGAATATAAAAAATGTATTGATTATTCTTTGAAAGAAGAAGATTTCGCCGGGGAGAGTTGTTTATATGCTGTAGACCTTGCTACAAAATATGACCTTTTAGCCGTCTTGAAATTATTCGCAAGAAAGAACGAAGAAGGAGAAATTCATTATTATGTATTTAGCGATTTCTTCCTACCCGAAGAGACTATACAAAATAGCACAAATATAAACTATAATGATTGGCTTAGAAAGGGTTACTTACATTCATTACCGGGCAAGGTGAATAATTTTTTGATGGTAGAAGATTTTATAGTAAGAAACGCTGAATTATTTAATCACATTGGCTTAGTTTATGATCCGTTTAGAGCGTTTGAATTTGTTCAAATCATGAGAATGCAAGGTTTCAACTGTATTGAGTGCCAAAACACGGTTAAAATAATGAGCGAGCCTATGAAAAATATTAAAGCTTTAATATATAATAAACATATTCATTTTGCTAATAATGAGGTTCTCGAATGGTGCTTTAAAAATGTAGTTTGCCATGAGGACGTCAAGGGAAATATATTCCCGAGAAAAGAAAAAAATAAACGTGATAATAAAATAGATGGTGCCGTTGCTTCTATTATGCTGATGGCGGTTGCATTAAGAATGAATTTTGGCGAATTGTATACATAATTTTAAGGAGTATTTTTATGCCTAAAAGTAAAACTTATGAAGAGTTCGTAAATAAATTTAAACCAAAGCTAACTACAGATGATTGTTATACACCACCTAAAATTTATTCAGTTGTTCTAGAATGGGTTAAAAAATATTATGGTGTAAATGAGAGAATAATAAGACCGTTTAATCCTAATGATGACTATAAAAAATATGATTATAGTGATGCTGTGGTCGTTGATAATCCTCCATTTAGCATACTAGCTGAAATTATAGACTATTACCTTGATAATGATATAAAATTTTTCTTATTTGCCCCGGGGCTAATTTGTTTTAACTATCTAGCTAAAAATAGAAAAATTTGTATTTTACCAATTAATGTAGACATTACCTACGAAAATGGAGCGAGAGTGAATACAAGTTTTGTTACCAATTTAGAAAATAACGCAATTAATATTAATGCTGAATTATACAAATTAATAAAAAATTGCCATGACGATAAACCAAGAAGAAAAGTAAAACATAGTTGTGATTATATCTGTATTGGTAATTGCAACAAATTAGCGAAGCGAGGTATTGATTTTAAAATTAAGAGTTTTAAAGAATTTGTACGCAAAAAAGACAACTATGCCATTTTTGGCGGTGGGGTATTATTACATGAATATGACAGAGAAAAATTTAAAAATATACTTGATGAAATAAATGATTGATGTTATAATTTTTATAACTTCTATTTAATATAGTAAGTTTCACTAAATGAGCGGTCGTGAGACTGCTCGCCATGCTACACTTGGTAATATTCATTAGTGATCCTCATTAATTTTGTTTCTACAATAACCGCCTTTGAACATGGGGCGGTTATTTAGTATAATAAATATAACTCCTTGGGTTGAAATTTGGCTTTTTTTACGATATAATAAAAACGCCTTACAATAATAAAAAGTATAATAAAAAAATGCTCATGATAATAACTTTGTTATCGTATGATAATAACTTTGTTATCGTGAGCATTTTTTTATATTTTATGTATAATATAAATAAATATTCATGCATGGAGAATATAAAAGGAGAATATAAAAAATGTTTGGTATATTCAAATTTTTAACTAACAATTTAGGGCAATCAAAAGGGTATCAGAACACAACCCCAACAAGTTACCCGGTTAGCAACAATAAGCCAATTGATGTTGATAGTAGTTTACAAATATCAACGGTATGGCAATGTTTAGACCTAATATCTAGAACATTTGCAACGTTACCTTTAGAAGTTTTTAAACGTGACGGAAATAAAACTTATACAGATAATAAGCATTTATTGAACTTTTTATTTCAAAGTCCTAACAAGTTCATGACTAGCTATGAATTTTGGCAGTATATGTGCATGTGCCGAGAACTAAAAGGCAACGCTTACGCGAAAATCACACGTAATCAAGATGGCGCAATCATAAGCTTAGAACCACTGAACCCCGATCAAGTAAATGTATATATTGATGAAAACTCTAACGTTATATACGCATATTTAAAAGACGGTGTACTATCTAATTTTAACGATGATGATATTTTTCATTGGAAAGGTTTGGGCAACGGTGTAATGGGTCTAAGCGTGTTAGATTACATGAGAACAACTGTAAGCGAGAGTATATACACACAGCAAAACGCAATTGATGTTTTTGCTAAAAAGGGCAGCTCCAATGGTGTGCTAATTAGTGAACAAATTCTAACACCTAAACAAAAAGAAGATCTAAAAGATGGTTTCGATTTGTCAAGATTTAACGGTAAAACACCCGTTTTAGATGCAAACGTTCGCTATCAGCAATTAGCACTAACACCAGCCGACACTCAACTTTTAGAAACTAGAAAGTTCACCACAGAAGAGATCAAACGATGGTTTGGCGTTCCTGCTAGTTTATTAAGTGACGTTGCGTCACCAAATCAAGAAGTCATGCGCCATTTTTACCAAAGTAAAATTTTACCGATTTGTGTTAGTGCCGAACAAGCACTAATAAAAAAATTATTGTCACCGGCTGAAACATTAGAATATTTTTTTAAATTTAAACTATCAACAATTAACCGAGCTAGCGACGCTGAAAGAGCTAGCCTAAACGCAACATATGTCCAAAACGGTATCAAGACTAGAAACGAAGTTAGACGCGAGGAGGGGTGGTGTGATATGCCAAATGCTGACACATTGACAGCTCAAAGTAACCTAGCACCGCTTGAACAATTGGGGCAAGACAAAAGCCAAAATAGTGCTAAATTTAATGATTTAGTGCAAACAAATATTAAGCAATAAGGAGTGATTTTTTATGCGTAATAAAGAACATAAACTATTTACGAAAATGTCTAATTTTTCAGTAGATGATGGCGGAATAATTGAGGGCTATGTCACAACGTACGGTAATGTGGACGATTGGGGAGACGTTATCGTAAAAGGAGCTTTTGACGAAGTAGATCTAAGCAACGTTATAATGCTATATTCTCATAATTACGAAGATGTGCCGATCGGCAAGTGGGAATTAGAATTAAAAGATGATGGGATATACGGTAAAGGTATTTTAAACTTAAAGCAACAAAAAGCCCGTGATGTGTATGAAGCGGTGAAATTTGGCACAATTACAGGTTTAAGCGTTGGTTTCCTCGCTGATGGTGAGTTCTTAGAAGAGAACGAGCATGGCGGATTTAACATTCATAAAGTTGCAAAATTGATTGAAGTTAGCCCATGCGTGTTACCCGCTAACGATAAGGCGAGAATAGAACGTATAAAAAATAGCACACAAATTAATAAAAATATGTATAATAAAAGTAGCATTTCTGATTTCTTGTCGGCTCGTGGCTACACGGTAGAAGAGATTTCAGAATTTGAGATTAAATACAATGTTGAGCTCAACAAAGATATTTATGATGCTATTCTTGATAAAGTTTTTGAAATTCTTGATTAGAGGGACTAAAAATTATGGCAGAACTTGAAGAAATTTTAGGTGCAATTGGCGAAGTTGGCAAAAAGGTTGACGATTTAGGAGCACGTGTTACAGCTCTTGAAGAAGTTGCGACCGAACCTGAAGAAGCTAAAGAAGAAATTAAAGAAGAGATTAAGGACGAAGTAAAGGTTGAAGATGCCGATTGTGGCGATAAAAAGGAAGAAGAGATTAAAAAGTCTTCTGATGAAATCGCAAAGCTACAGCAAAGAATTTTAACATTAGAACAAAAAGGAGCAAAACTCATGCAAGTAGAACAACCAAAAATTAGACTAACTAAGGGTGCAGAATTTGTTAATTCAAACGCATTCAAGAACTTTGAAAAATCAAACTTCAAGGGTCATATGAGTTATGAATTCGCAAAGGCTACCCCACTAACTAACAATTTAGCAGAACCTTACAGTGTTGGTACAATTGGTGGCGTTAGTGATCAAGGTTTCGTTGAAGACCCTAAGGTGGTTTTAAACATTGAAAATTTATTTGCACACGCTCCAATTGCTGATAATACTTTCTTATATATGCCTTTAACTGTAACCGGTAACGCCGGCTTTGTTGCGGAAGGTTCAGATAAGCCTGAAACAACTTTTAAAGTTGACGCTAAGACCGGACAAGTTAAGACCATTGCTACTTGGACTAAGGTTTCAGAGCAACTATTTGCCGATAAATCACAACTAATTAATATTTTAGATAATAACCTAACTCACGCTGTAGATGTTACAGTTCAAAATCAGTTAATTTCGGGTGATGGTACAGGTGAAAATTTAAGCGGTATTTCTAAAGCGGGTAATTTCACAGATTATGCGACCGGTAGTGGTACAGCTACAAACACTGTAGACCTATTACGAAATGTAGCTTTTAAGATGCGCGGTGCAAACATTGACAATTTAACAATTGTACTTAATTGGTCAGATTGGAGTGCTTTATTAGGATTAAAATCTACAACAAACGAATATTTAATTAACGGTATTTTAGATCCTGTAAAGCAGACCATCTACGGTATCCCTGTAGTGTTATCAAGTGCTATGACCGCCGGCAAGTTTGCTATGGGTAACTTTAAGATGGGCGGTATTGTGTTTGATAAGACTGCGATGTCTCTAGAAATTGATCGTACCGGTGACGATTTCACAAAGAACCTAATCACAATTAGAGCTGAACGCCGTTTAGGCTTTGCTGTAGTTCAGCCTAAGGCGATTTGCTATGGTGCTCTAACCGTTGGCGGCGAATAACGAATGACCATCTCATAATAAATTCGAAAAGGGGCTAAAATAAAAAGCCCCTTTTTTTATTGTTATTTATTTTTTATTGTCATTTTATTGCTATAATGTTTATATGTAATAATCAAGGGAGCGTAGGCTATGAATGAGCAACACTTGAAAGAACTAAAGCAACATTTGAGAATTGATTACGACAGCGACGATAAGCTATTACAAGTATATTATTTAACCGCATGTGCTGACGTTGAGACCGTGACAAAGCGTGAATTATATGGCGATATTTGCGAGAGTGAAGAAGACTTACCGCCACAGATTTGGCAGTTTATCATGCTAAGAATTGGCGACTACTATATGCAACGTGAAATGAGTAGCGAAAAGAAATATGAAGTATATTACACTCATATTTTAGACGCATTCGTTAATTATGGAGGAGATGTACATGCTACAACCGACTAAATTTAACGATATAATAAATATATACAATAAAACACTTAACACTGATGAGAACGGCTCGAGTTATCAGGCATTAGAACTAAAACAACAATGCCACGCTGACGTGAGAGATTTTAAAATTCAAGATTATGCAAAATCTAACCTTGAAATTGGACAGTATATAATAACTATAGCGATTAGATATCAAGTTGAGTGTGACTTAACTAAGCATGTAATAGAATTTGCAAATGCGTTTTATGATATAACAAACATTACAAAAAATAAGCTAAATGGCTATAAAATTTTAACTTGTCAATTGAGCAAAGATAGCTATTACGAGGATATTTAGTCATGATATATTATGATCGATTTTATGAATTAAAGCCTTTGATATTCCAAGAACTACAAAATATATTAGGTGCTACTAAAATTTACGAGGATTACGTGCCTAATAATAATCTTAATAAATTGCCTTTAGTTGTATATAATTGCGATGATTTGCTAGTAAATAGGGCTATAGAACACGCTGTTAGTGTAAGTTTTACCTTAACTATTGCAATTTTTGCAACAGTTAAAAGCGACATAGAAAGAATAGGTAAATTATTAGTAAACACTTTAGACGCTTCAATTGTAGAGAATGATCAAAAAGTGGGGCTTGCTGAAATGTTTTTTACTTCTCAAAATGAAGAATTAACTGATAATAATATACACTGTGCAACGCTTAGTTTTAACGTAACAATATTATAATTTTTAGGTGTAATAATATGGGGTTAGAGTTTATAACAAGTACTAAAAAAGGTGCAATGGCTGTGACTACTGCTGATTTTTCAGAAAGTGCAAAAGCATTTATGAAAACATTAGACCCTGAAACGCAACTAAAATTAATTAAAAAAATAGCACAAAGAAGTTATTCACAAGCTAAGAAAAATCAGATAAACGCACTAAAAACTAGTGGTATTAAACGTGTTACGGGGACTTTAAGGCGATCTTTTAAAGTGATTGC